ACGCCACCAGCGGACTTGAATTCTTTATAGCTCCTACAGTAGGACAAAATCAATCCTACACCCGCAACCCCAATAATAGCTGGGGTCATAGTGTATGTTTAGCGGAGAAATGGGGAGATGCTCAAGCCCCAACACCCGACCAAGTATCAGCTATTGGAATGTTTATTCCAAGTGCCACACTAAACCAAAGCGGGTCAGGTATCGCAGATGTAAGTAGTGCTTACCTTCACTTTAACGTGGCATTTGATTATGGCGCCAACGTAGTAAGGGTGTGTTTAGACGGTGAACTTTTAACCACCTCCTCCGTGGAAGATGTCTTGGGTGCAAATCCTTCGACAGCAGTTACACCAACTGCTGCACAAATAGGTAAAGCCCCACCTCTACCCCCCGACCCTACACGTGGAACCGCACCAACCAAGGAAAGTTTTTTAGGCGTTAATATTTATGACGAACCTTTAACTCCGGAAAGAGTCCCGTTCCCTGTATTTACCCCTTGGATTATTGGAGGAGGTTACACTGACAATATCCCAAGCATAGAAGGTACCGAATACCGACCAATGGGATTCCTAGGCTCCAACACAAATAATACATACCAACTCACTCAGCCTGGCGCCGCAGTAGCAACCGTCACTATTGACGGTAAGACTTACATAAAGGGGCAGCACAACCCACCTTTATCTAACAGTAAAGGCTCCAGTGGACCTACCACTAGAGTTATTCCACGAAGTGGTTTAGACGGCTATCTCGGTAGTTTTAAGATTTACGGAAAGCCCCTAACTACTATTGAGGCAAAAGTTAATTTTGATTCACAAAAAGGATTCTTTAAAAATATCCTAACCCCATAATACCATGGTAAATTTCAATCTACAATATCAAAAAACCGAAAACAGAACAGACATCCTAGGGCTATCATTCCCTATGAGGTTTGACGGTATTGGAGGTGTGCTTACCCAAAGTGAAAACTTAGGAGCTTTACGGGATGGTGTTATCCAATTAATCATGACATCAAGAGGGGCACGTGTGATGAGACCTGATTATGGCACCGATATTAGAAAATCAGTTTTTGAACCTATGGATACTACGATACTTCAAACCTTAAAAGGTCAAATAACGCAAACTATCGCTACGTACGAACCCCGTGTTGTAGTACAGCAACTTAATCTTATTCCTGATGAGGATAGAAATTCCCTAACTATAAGTTTGGTCCTCTCAACGAAGAATGATTTACTTACCACCACATCTGTGGCTTTAACAGTATAATATGGCACAAGACTACTCTAAATTTTTCCAAGGACTTTACAATACGTCTGGGTTTGATGGCACAATAGAATCTGACTTCTTAAAATTAGGGCAGATTCCCGATGACCGTAAGCCTGATTTGATTGATTACAATCTTAACGGATTTAATGATTATCGTGCAGCACTACAGAATTACCTTAGAGCTGTATACCCACTCGACTACAATAACTTTGCAGCCTCTGACCTAGGACAGATGTTGTTGGAAATGTTCGCTTACATGGCAACCACTCTTACCCTACGTGCGGACATGACGGCTAATGAGATGTATATCGACACGGTTAAAGATAGAGGTAATCTTGGTCGACTCCTTGAGTTGATTGGAGTGTCTATGAAGGGACCGACCGCATCTAAAGCTACAGGCAGACTAACTCTACCGATTACATATGCTGAGATAGACCCGGTAAAGGAGTATGTTATTATAACAGAAAATAATAGACGCCTCCAAATTGTTAACCAAAGAAGCGGTACTCCTCTTACATACTCAATTATGCGACAACAAGATGATGGTACTTTAAATGTTTTTAGTAAAGATGTTGTGATTCCTAAAACAGACTTCATAGGCGACGCAACGAGTATGGCATACGCACCAAACCTTATGCTATTGGAGGGGATTATCCAATCCCAAACAGGAACCTTTGGACAAGAAGCAAACCGCCAAACCATTGGGATAACTAACGGTCCAGTTATTGAAGGTAGTATTGGGGTATCGTCCACTGAAGATGGGGGTACTTATTACAACGAAATTTCTAATCTTTATGTGGCGTCTGGTGGAAACACCCCTGTGTTTGAGAAAAAGTATAACCAGGACATGACAGCAACTCTGTTCTTTGGGGATGGGGTGAGAGGAAGAATGCCTTCCCCTGGAGCTAACTATGTAGTTACATATCGTACAGGCGGAGGTGTTAATGGCGATATTGCCCGAGGCTCTTTAAAATCTCCTGTTACTGTATTAAATGGCGTAGCTAACATTACTGCTGAGGTAGAAAACACAACAAAAGGTTCTGGCGGGACAGCCGCTGAAACAGTAGCCCATGCGAAGCGCTACGCCCCTTACTTCTTCAGAACACAGTACCGTGCTGTTACGGGGGAAGATTACAACGCCTTAGCAAACTCCTTCGTAGGAGTAGCTGGAAAGACCGCCAAAGCAATGGCTTCTGTTCGTAAAAACGGAGCAGCGGCAAATGTCATCGACCTGTTCGTATTAGCAAAAGCGTCAGAAACACAACTGAAACGCGCATCCGTAGCATATAAAAAGGAACTTTTAGATTATTTCCAGGACTATAAAATGCTTACCGATGATATCGTGGTATCTGATGGAGTGATTAGAACATTAGATTTAGTTGCAACTCTGTATATTGATACAAGCAACAGACGAAATTCAGATAACATAAAACAAAAGGCTGCAAATGAGTTGTTAAGATACTTTAATGTAGATAACATGGAGTTTGGTCAAGTGCTTTCTTTAGCAGACCTTAATAACTTTATGTTACAGGTACCTGAAGTAAGATTCTTTAAGATTAACAATATCGATTCCGATATATATTTAAATTTCAATGAAATTATCCAACTCAATAACTTTGAGTTTAGCGTAGAATTAGTTTAATGGCATCAGACAGTGGACCAGAGCAACAGCATTTTAAAGCGAATTACATAGAAGTAATTAAGCGTATAGTTCCTGAATTTTATGACGAGACTGAGTATAGACTTTTCGGGGAAGAAGAGGATTTACAGTACAATGTACTAGCTAAACTCCTGTATACTGCGAAAAATATGTCGTCTCTTATCGACATACCCGTGTCGTCCGTCCAGTTTGGTGGGTCCGCAGGCGCAGCTTACTCTAGCGTACGCTTTGTACCCTACTTTGTTCCTTTTAATAAAATAAGCAGAGTTTCTCCTTATGATTATGAACGTCATGTAATGAATCCATTAGGAAAGTCTTTTAGAGACTTCACAAATGTAAATGATTTTAGTTCTTTTATAATTACGTCTGCGTTGCCGCACACCCAATTAAACTATGTAACCGAAAGATTTGTTTCTGGGTATAGTGCGACAGTAGACGAATCCGCCTCATCTGTCTCCTCAGTACAAAACGCACTACTAGAGAATTTAGGGTGGACTTACATGCTGAACACTAGTGGTAAGGTAGTAGACAGTAACTCCCTTGCACCAAGCTCTTTACTTTTAAGCAGTATAACAAACGAGCTCTACTTAGGAAAACATCTAACCGAGGCAACTGGCGTTTCGACCATAATGAAATGGCTTATTCGAAATTGTTTGGGTGGAGGTTCTGAATGGACCCAGATAAGACAGAATTATTTAGGACCCCCTTTTAACGCGCTCTCGTCTACCTACTCCGACAATTACTACGCATCAGGCGGACAACTAGTAAGTGCCTTAGATACAATGGTCAATGTTTGGGTAAATGAAGACGACCCTAACTCCTTATACTTTAAAGATATTGTAAACGCATCTCTCCTTGGTCTGGACGTAAGGCGAATGGAGAACGCTGGTCCTATGGGTAAGATGTTGAAGGCTTTAGCCTATGGATTTTATGATGTTAAAGATACTATTCGTGACGTACAGTTCTTGTTGGATATTGACGAATGCCCTGAAGAATTTTTACAATACCTGGGACGTTACTTGGGGTGGACATTCTTTTCCGAAGACCCGGCTAAATGGAGAGAGCAGCTTAAACAAGCGATATATCTGTACAAAGCAAAAGGAACACGACAGGCTTTAACCCAAGCTGTTCAGATGGTAATTCCTTCGGGTCTCTGGGATGCTAACAACGCAACCTCCGGTATCCAGGAGCTTTACGAGTCTTACGTACCTAACCTAATTTATTATGTTATTAAAACCGAAACTGATTTTGGAAGTAATCCTGAATCATACAGTAAGCTACTCAGGGCATGGAATAGGTCCCTAGTAGCCTCAGGTGTTAATATGAAGATGGTAAATTTCGATACGAATGACCCTGATAATAACGCTCGATTCCTTACAGATTACATACTTCAATATTTAAATGAGAAGCATGATTTTATTAGATTCCATTCTAAGAGTTTTAAAGATTCGGATATTATTAATACCCAAGTAAGTGCTGGTGTAAAATTCCCTGGCTTCTTCCATCGTGGGAGAAAAATACCAGTCCCTCCTTTCGAGGAACATCGTTTCTATCAAAATACTTTAATAGATGCACCTGTACTACGTGACCTGTCCGCATTGATGATTCGCCCTGTACAAAACTTGGGTCTTAATGTATCGTCTAGTGCGGCAACAAGCCTCTCTCATTATATAACAAATGCCACGGAATTAAAAGACGGTAATATGTTTAATATGGCTGCCATGGGCGCAAACCTAACGTTTAAGTTTATGACGTCCGGGCTCGAGCTACCATATAACTATCAAAGAATTATTAGGAAAGGAGAGCTAGAAAACATGTCCTTGTTTGATTTGTGGAACTCAAAGGCTTCCACCGTCAACAGTAAATTCCTAGCTTCATCTATCGACTGGA